AGATGTCACTAAAAGAAATAGAAATGGCCAGACAAAATCTGGTTTATATTCTTTGTTTATCCCAATGGAATGGAACTACGAAGGATTTATTGATGAGTACGGAGTTCCAGTATTCACTACTTCTGACTCAGGTGTGCTTGCCCCAGACGGTGAACTAATAGATATAGGTGTAATAGATCATTGGCAAAACGAAGCAGAAGGTTTAAAAGGTGATCAAGATGCTTTAAATGAATTTTACAGACAGTTTCCGCGTACTGAAGAACATGCGTTTAGAGATGAAACAAAAAATAGTATATTTAACTTAGTTAAGTTATACGAACAAATAGATTACAACGAAGGTATAGGTAGTTCTTCTGTTTTAACAAAAGGTAATTTTCAATGGGTTAACGGCGTAAAAGATTCACAAGTTATATTTTACCCTGATGCAAAAGGTAGGTTTAATATAAGCTGGATGCCACCAGTTCATCTACAAAACAGAATAGCTTTAAAAAATAACGCTAAATATCCGGCTAACGAACACATAGGAGCTTTTGGTTGTGACTCTTATGATATATCAGGAACTGTTGATGGTAAAGGTTCTAAAGGTGCATTACACGGGTTAACAAAGTTTAGTATGGAAGAAGCACCAGCTAATCATTTCTTTTTAGAATATTTAGCTAGACCACAAACAGCTGATATGTTTTTTGAAGACGTTTTAATGGCTTTAGTGTTTTACGGTATGCCATTACTTGCAGAAAACAACAAACCAAGATTATTATACTATTTAAGACGTAGAGGTTATAGAGGCTTTAGTATGAATAGACCTGATAAAACTTGGAACAAATTATCAACAGCTGAAAAAGAAGTAGGTGGAATACCTAACTCAAGTGAAGATATAAAACAAGCTCACGCTGCTGCAATTGAAATGTACATACAAGGACATGTTGGTCAAATGCAAATGGGTAATTACGGAAGCATGTATTTTAATACAACTTTAAATGATTGGGCTAAATTTGATATAAACAAAAGAACGAAGTTTGATGCTTCAATAAGTTCAGGGTTAGCTATAATGGCTTGTAACAGGCACTTATATACACCTAATCCAAAAATAGAAAAACCAAAATTAAACATAAATATTTCCAGGTACAGTAACACTGGCAATACATCTAAAATAATAAAATAAAACATGGCAGAATACAATAATAATTATTTTCCTAGTCAAGTTGTGAGCGATGCTGAGAAGCTTAGCTATGATTACGGTTTAAAAGTTGCCAAAGCTATAGAAAAAGAATGGTTCGATCAAGAATCTAATATTGAAAGTAGATATGCTACACGTAAAAATAACTTTCATAATTTAAGGTTATATGCTAGAGGAGAACAATCAATACAAAAATATAAAGATGAGTTATCTATAAACGGTGATTTATCTTATTTAAATTTAGACTGGACACCAGTACCTATTATACCTAAATTTGTAGATATAGTTGTAAACGGTATAGCTGAAAGAACTTATGATATAAAAGCTTTTTCTCAAGATCCATATGGTATGAGTAAACGTACTGAATATATGGAGTCGATATTAGCTGATATGAGAACAGAAGAACTTAATGATTTTGCTGAAGAAGCTTTTGATTTAAATTTATATGAAAACGATCCAGATACATTACCTGATTCTGAAGAAGAATTACAGCTACATATGCAGCTTACTTATAAACAAACTGTAGAGTTAGCGCAAGAACAAGCTCTTAATGTTTTAATGGAAGGTAATAATTATGAATTAATTAAAAAACGTTTTTATTACGACTTAACAGTTTTAGGTATAGGTTGTGTTAAAACAAATTTTAATACATCAGAAGGTGTTACTATAGATTACGTTGATCCTGCAAACCTTGTATATTCATACACAGATTCTCCTTATTTTGAAGATATATATTACGTTGGTGAAGTTAAGTTAATTCCAGTAAATGAATTAGCTAAACAGTTTCCACATTTAAGTCACGAAGACTTACAAGACATAATGAGTAAAAAATCTTATAATAGGTCTAACTACAACTCAAGAAACTATAGAGATAAAGAAGATAATAACACTATTCAAGTTTTATATTTTAATTATAAAACTTATATGAATGAAGTTTACAAAATAAAAGAAGTTGGTAGTGGTGCAGAAAAAGTAATAAGAAAAGATGATAGTTTTAATCCACCAGAAAACGAAGATCGTAATTTTTCTAGACTTCAACGTAATATAGAAACTTTATATGAAGGCGCTTTAATACTAGGTACAGATAAATTACTTAAATGGGAAATGTCAGAAAATATGATGCGTCCTAAAAGCGATTATACTAAAGTTAAAATGAATTATTCTATTGTTGCGCCTAGAATTTACGAAGGTAGAATTGAAAGTTTAGTAAAACGTATAACTGGTTTTGCAGACATGATACAGTTAACTCATTTAAAACTACAGCAAGTAATGTCACGTATGGTGCCAGATGGTGTTTATTTAGATGCAGACGGTTTAGCTGAAATAGATTTAGGTAATGGTACTAATTATAATCCACAAGAAGCTTTAAACATGTTCTTCCAAACTGGTTCTGTTATTGGTAGATCGTTTACTTCTGATGGAGATTTAAATCCTGGTAAAGTACCTATACAAGAAATATCAAGCGGTAGTGGTGGTGCTAAAATGCAAAGTTTAATTGGTACATACAATTATTATTTACAAATGATAAGAGATGTAACCGGGTTAAATGAAGCTAGAGATGGTAGTACTCCAGATAAAAACGCTTTAGTAGGTGTGCAAAAACTAGCAGCCGCAAATTCAAATACAGCAACTAGACATATACTACAGTCAGGTTTATTTTTAACTGCAGAAGTTGCAGAGTCATTATCGCTTAGAATATCTGATATATTAGAATATTCTCCAACAGCAGATGCTTTTGTTCAAGCTATAGGTAGTCATAACGTTGCTACGTTAGAAGAAATAAAAGAATTACATTTATATGATTTTGGTATATTTATACAATTAGCACCTGATGAAGAAGAAAAAATGTTATTAGAAAATAATATACAACAAGCTTTAGCACAGCAAAGTATAGAGCTTGAAGATGCTATTGATCTTAGAGAAATTAAAAATGTTAAGTTAGCTAATCAATTATTAAAAATAAGAAGAAAGCAAAAACAAGAAAGAGATCAAATGAGTCAGCAGCAAAATATTCAAATGCAAGCTCAAGCTAACGCACAGGCACAGCAGTTTGCTGCTCAAGCAGAAGTTCAAAAAAATGGGGCTATAACTCAAAACCAACTTCAACTAGAACAAATAAAAGCTCAAATAGATTCTCAAAAAATGATTCAAGAAGTTCAACATAAAAAAGAACTTATGGAGCTAGAGTTTATGTTTAACATGCAGCTAAAAGGTGTTGAAACTGAAGGGCAAAAAACAAAAGAAAAAGAGAAAGAAGATCGTAAAGACGAAAGAACAAGGATTCAAGCTACTCAACAAAGTGAGTTAATTGAACAAAGAAAGACAGGTAAACCACCTAAAAACTTTGAGTCTGCAGGTAATGATATACTAGGAGGCGGATTTGATTTAGGTAGTTTTGACCCTAGATAAATTTATTAATTATTATTATATTATATTATGGAAGAAAAAGATGAAAACGTAGTTGAAGAAACTACACAGAATCAGGCAGAACAAACGCCTGTTGAGGAAACACCTCAAATAGATGAATCTAAATTTGAAAGCGCTGGAGATGACAGTGTTGTTAAAGTAGATTTAAGTAAACCAATAACACCAGAAGAAAATGAAACTAAAGAAGATAACACTAACGACGAGGGAGTGGTTGCAGAGTCTGAAGACACCGAGCCCGCACAAGAACAAGAAGAAGTACAACCGGAAACTGAAGCACAAGAAGAAACAGTATTAGAAGAAATTACTGAAGATTCTACTGAAGAAGAAATAGCAGAAGTTGAAGAGCAAGTTGAAGAAGCTATAGCTGAAGCAGAAGCTACTGGAACACCGCTTCCAGAAAATATTCAAAAGTTAGTAGATTTCATGCAAGAAACTGGTGGTGATTTAAGTGATTACGTTAGGCTTAATCAAGATTATAGTAGTTTAGAAGATCAAGATTTATTATATGAATATTACAAGCAAACAAAACCTCATTTAAATTCAGAAGAAATTAACTTCCTTATGGAAGATTCGTTTTCTTATGATGAAGAAGTTGATGAAGAAAGAGATATACGAAGAAAAAAATTAGCGTTAAAAGAGCAAGTTGCCAGCGCTAAAGCCCACCTGGAAGGGCAAAAATCCAGATACTATGAAGAAATCAAAGCTGGTTCAAAGCTTACGCCTGAACAACAAAAAGCTGTAGATTTTTTTAATAGATACAACAAAGAGTCGGAAGAGAATAAAAAAATAGCAGAAAAACAAACTAGAACTTTTTTAAATAGAACTGATAAAGTTTTTAACAATAAATTCAAAGGTTTTGAATACAACATTGGAGATAAAAAGTTTAGGTTTAATGTTAAAGATGCTGACAAAGTAAAAGAAACTCAAAGCGATATTAATAATTTTGTCAAAAAGTTTTTGAACGAAAATAACGAAATATCAGACGCTGCAGGTTATCATAAATCTTTATATACAGCAATGAACGCAGATGCTATTGCAAAACACTTTTACGAGCAAGGTAAAGCTGATGCTATGAAAGATAGTGTGGCTAAATCTAAAAACGTAAATATGAAACCAAGACAAGCTCATGGAGAGTTTGAGGCTGGTGGATTAAAGTTTAAAGTGTTAGGTAGTGATTCTTCTGATTTTAAGTTTAAAATTAAAAACAATAAATAACATTTAAAATTACAAAATTATGGCAATTACAAGTGCGAGTGGTATAGATGCTGCTCCTAGAAAACAAACGTTGTCGTCTAACTATGTAGACTTTACGTCTGCTGCTACTGAAGGATGGGCGCAACAATACTTACCAGACCTTATGGAAAAAGAAGCTGAGGTTTATGGTAAAAGAACAATCGCAGGATTTTTAGCTCAAGTTGGAGCTGAAGAGCCTTCTACTTCTGATAGAGTTATATGGTCAGAGCAAGGTAGATTACATTTAGCTTATACAGCTACAAACGAAGATGTTTCTGCTAACATATTTACAATTGTAAACGATGTTGATGGTAACTCTGTAGGTGCTGATCACGGTATTAGAATTGGTGATATGGTATTAGTTTCTAATGCTTCTTTAACTTTAAGAGGTTACTGTTCAGCTGTTTCTGGTGCTACGGCTACTATTTTACCTTATTCAGAAGCTACTTTTGATAGTGCTGGTTTCTCTGATTCAGCTGGTGCTGGGGCTTATAGAATACTAGTTATTGGTTCTGAATTTGAAAAAGGAACTGATGGTAGATCTTCTGCTAACTCTCCTAAGTTTAAGTCTCACTCTAATAAGCATATTATCATGAAAGATTACTACGAAGTGTCTGGATCTGATACTACGCAAATTGGTTGGATTGAAGTTGCTGGTGAAGCTGGTCAAAACGGTTACTTATGGTACTTAAAGGCTGAAGGTGATACTAGATCTCGTTTTACTGATTACTTAGAAATGACTATGTTAGAAGCTGAAACTGCTGTAGATAATGCTGGTGCAATTGGTGGTTCTGATGGTGGTGCTTTACAAGATGGTACGCAAGGTTTATTCCAAGCTATTACTAGTAGAGGTCATCAAACTACAGGTATTACTGGTATTAACGCTGCTACTGATTTAGCTGAGTTTGACGCTATATTAGCTGTGTTTGACCAAAACGGTGCTATTGAAGAAAACATGATGTTTGTTGACAGATCAACTAGCTTAGCTATTGATGATATGTTAGCTTCTATGAATTCTTACGGAGCTGGTGGTACTTCTTACGGAGTATTTGATAACTCTGAAGATATGGCGCTTAACTTAGGTTTCTCTGGTTTCAGACGTGGATCTTACGATTTCTACAAGTCTGACTTTAAATACCTTAATGATAAAGGTACTAGAGGTGCTTTAAATGATACTGTAACAAACATTAGAGGTGTTGTTATACCAGCTGGTGTTTCTTCAGTTTATGATGAGCAATTAGGTAGAAACATGAAACGTCCTTTCTTACACGTTAGATATAGAGCTTCACAAACTGATGATCGAAGAATGAAAACTTGGATTACTGGTTCTGTTGGTGCTGCTACATCTGGTAAAGACGTAATGGAAGTTCATTACTTATCTGAAAGATGTTTAGTTACTCAAGGAGCTAATAACTTCATGTTGATGAACTAAAACAATTTTAAAAGACCGGGGCTTCGGCCTCGGCCTTTTATTTTATTAATTTTATTATATATTATATTATGGCAAAAAAACAAGAAACAAAAAAAGAGGTAGAG